ATGCCTAATAAGCTAATCGGACAAAGATTCCAAATTAATGATCGTGTATCTAGAAAGAACTATTCTGTCGTAGCTAATACATATAAAAAAAAGTATGGCAATATTACTGAAACTATAGAAAGAAAAAATTCAGTGGGTACTAGAATGTATTACTACAAAGTGTTGTGGGAAGATAATAGGTCATCTGAACACGCCCAACATAGTCTTGATTCTGTTGAGTAAACTTTTCTTTTTTGGTTTTAAATTATTTTTGTAATGATGAAGAGCCATTTCAGTTCTTAATAATTTAAGTTCTGTGTCAGTGATACGTTGCATTGCTGCCATAATAAGTAAATCTTGCATTTTGTTTTCTTTTACCAAAGCAAAAGAATATGCTTTCATAATACTTTCTGGTAGCTCTTCCACCTCTCTACATTTCATTTCTATCTCTAACTCAACTTCAAGAGGTGGTTCGCCTATAAGCATCTTAAAAAACTCTTGACTGTTCATGTCAGTTCATTTTAGGAAACAACTGTTGCTCTAACATATCAACGGCTCTGTCATCAAGAGTATTCGAGGTTTGTTTGCAGATTGCACGAAGCAGATCAACGACTAATCTCTTTACAGCAGTTGTAGTAAAGAACTTTAGTAGTATTGGTTTTAAGATTTTTAGCATAATTACTATTGTGTTACTTTCCAAACATACCAATATTTGCTAAGTTTGCCATATAGCTGCCTAAATAAGCAGTGGTCAACAGCTTACTCCTCACACACTAGGCAGTTTTTTTAATATGGAAGAACAAGAACCAAGTAAAGTTGAAACCATTGTAAAAGTTTGTGTGCTTCTGTGGTCGGCAACACTATTATCTCTTTCATATTACGAACCGCCATCTGGTAAAAAAATAGTTGATTTCGACCCTACCTTTATAGCTTCGATTTTTTCAGCTTCCACAGCTTCACTAGGTTTTTCGATAAAAAAGAAAAAAGATACTATAGTAGATAATAAGAACTCTAAAGTAGGCATCAAATGAAAAAGCTACTCTTACTAGGTTTATTTATAGTTGCACCTTGTTACGCAAACGGAGTACCTTCTTGGACTACTGGCTCTAGTAACAGAACTGAAAACACTACTCAGACCATAACTCGCAGCGTAGTCACAGAAAAATATGGGTCAGCCCTAAATACTTGGGAAGCATCTAATATTTCTGTAGCTGCATCTGCTGGTATCTCAGGGGGAGATGCAGTATTTACAGTTGCAGATAGTACAAAAGATTGGTCACTTAGTATTACTACCAGGGCAGCAAGCCAAATGACCGAAAAGATT